ATTTAGGAATGAACGACAGCACTGTGATTACCTTTGCTCAACGACATGGTGATGAGGTTCGAATTATTGACTGTTATGAAAACTCAGGTGAGGGATTAGAGCATTATATGAATATCATTGACGAAAAACCTTACACCTATTCTAAGCATATAGCTCCGCATGACATAAGGGTTAGAGAAATAGGTACGAATAAGTCTAGGTGGGAGACTGCAAAAGAGATGGGGTTAGAGTTTGACATAGCACCGAAACTTAGTGTAGAAGATGGTATTGAGCAAGTAAGACGAATGTTGCCGAAGTGTTACTTTCATAAAAACAATTGCAAAAAGTTAATTGAGGCATTAAAATCATACTGCAAACGATGGGATGAAAAAAATAATTGTTTTAGGAACAAACCTTTGCACAACTGGGCGTCACACTTTTGCGACTCTGTTCGATATGGTGCAATAGTAGAACCTGTTGAAAGATCCGATTGGTCTAAGCCGATCAGAGTAGATACGAATTATATAGTTTAATATGGCAAAAAAAATCATAGAATTATCAGATCCAAAATTACGAAGTTTACTTTCAAATCAAATTGAAAATGCGTTAGGTTACTTAGGTGGTAATCTTTCTCAAAGTAGAAGAAAATCTTTAGAATATTATTTAGGAGATAAACTTGGAACAGAAATAGATGGTCGTTCACAAGTAGTGTCAACCGATGTTGCCGACACAGTTGAAAGTATCTTACCAAATTTATTAAGAGTATTTACTGCATCCGAAAAAGTAGTGAAGTGCGAACCTGTAACTGCTGAGGATGTTCCTCTTGCCGAACAAGCGACAGCATATTTAAATCATGTTTTTTACAAAGACAATAATGGTTTCCAATTACTTTATAATTTTTTCAAAGATGCACTGATTGAAAAAAATGGTTTTCTAAAAATTTATTATGACGAAAGCGAAAAGGTTGAACATGAAACTTATAAAAATTTAACCAAAGCTGAAAAAGATTCTTTGATGGACACACCGAATGAAATCGAAGTTGTTGAAGAAGAAGTTTATGAAGATGAAAAAGCGAAAGAACAATTTGAGGCATTACTAGAACAATATGAAGATCAAGGAGTAGATGTTTCAACAGTAGAGAAACCAGATTTTAATTTATACAATTGCAAAATTAAAAGAACTTCAATGAGTGGTAAGATTAAAATTGAATCAGTACCACCTGAAGAATTCTTGATAGACCGAAATGCAAAATCAATCGAAGACGCAGACTTTGTTTCTCATAAAGTTTTAATGTCAAGATCAGACTTAGTTGCGATGGGTTACGATGAAGAAGAAGTTGATAACCTACCTACTTCAGAAGAAGATATTTACAACACAGAAGAAATTGTCAGACAAAGAAATATTGACGAATATCCAGTTGACAGTGCTACAGACAAGTCAACTGAAAAAGTTTTAATCTATGAGTCTTATGTAAGATACGATTACGATGAAGATGGTATTGCAGAACTTAGAAGAATTATCTCAGCAGGAGATAGTGGTTCTATGATTTTAGAAAATATGCCTTGTGATGATATTCCATTTGTAACTGTAACACCAATTCCAATGCCACATAGATTTTATGGAAGAAGTTTATCGGAGTTAGTTGAAGACATACAGTTAATGAAATCAACTGTGATGCGTCAAGTGTTGGATAATATGTATCTAACAAATAACAACAGAGTAGCGATCATGGATGGTATGGTTAATATGGATGACTTATTAACAACTAGACCTGGTGGTGTGGTAAGAACTAAGCAACCACCGAACCAAGTGATGCAGCCTTTACAAGCACAACCAATTTCACAACAAGCCTTTCCTTTATTAACATATCTTGATAGTGTTAGAGAGGTGAGAACTGGAGTTACTAAACAAAGTCAAGGTTTAGATCCAGACACTCTCAATGCTAAAACCGCAACAGGTGTTAATGCGTTAATGACGCAAACTCAAATGCGATCAGAATTGATTGCAAGAATCTTTGCCGAAACAGGTGTTAAAGATTTATTTAAAAAAATATTTGAACTGATGGTAAAATATCAGGACAAAGAAAGAATTGTAATGATTAACAATCAGTATGTTCCTGTAAAACCTACTGAATGGAAAGATAGATTTAATATTTCAATCGTTGTTGGCTTGGGTACAGGTTCAAAAGAGCAACAATTAATAGTTTTAAACTCAATTTTAGAAAGACAACTTCAAGCATTCCAATTACAAGGCGGAAAAGAGATGCCAATGGTAACTTTGAAGAATATGTATAACACTTTATCGAAAATTATTGAGAATGCAGGACTAAAAAATGTCGAAAGTTACTTCGTCAACCCAGATATAGGCAAACAAATGATGCCTCCACCTGCACCACCACCTCTAACACCGATTGAGAAGATAGAATTTACAAGAATTGATGCTGAGAATAAGAGAAAAATTGCAGATTTAGAATTACAAGCTCAAGAACTGCAACAAAAAACTCAACAAATGGCTTTAGACTTTGAAGCGAAGATAAAAGAGATGGCATTGAAATACAATACACAGCTAGACACTGCAAAAATTAAAGCTGATGCAGACTTAGACAAGATGATGATGGCAGGAGAGAACAAAATTCTTGAACAAGCCACAAAATCAACTAATATGTTTAGCCAACAAGTACAAGGATTAAATGGAAACCAAAGATCAGGCGGAGAGGTCGCTGGAAGTCAGCCGATCCCACCAAGCCAAACAGGTATTAGAGAATAAAATTTTTGTAGAGGCAATAGAATCTCTAAAAAAACTTTATTCTGAGGCACTGTTAGAAAAAACAGGTGCTAAAGAAAGTGATACCAGAGAAAAACTTTGGATTGCCTATAATGTTGTTGGAAAAGTCGAACAGCATCTTCAAACTGTTATTGAGACAGGTAAACTTGCTCAAAAACAATTAGAAGATTTTAGAAAACAACAACAGCAAACAAAATTCTAACTATAGTTAGGATAAGCCAAGTCAAAAAAGACAGCTTAACAACAGGAGGACTTAAATGTCTGGAACAAACCCATTACTGAACAATGATTCAGTACAAGGTGCTGCAAAGTCTATTGAAGGTTTAATGGACACCAAAGGTGTTATCAGAAAACCGCAAGAAGAAGCTGCACCAGTTGAACCAAAAGAAGAAGTAGAAGCGAAAGCAGAAACTGAAACAGAAGTTCAACAAGAAACTGTTGCTCAACCTGAACAGGAAGTTGCAGTAGAAGAAGAAGCATCCGAAGATGAGAATGCGATTGAAGAACAAGAAACCGATCTACACCAAGTAATTGTAAATGGTGAAAAGATTGATGTTGACCTTGAAGAATTAAAAGCAGGTTATCAAAAAGATGCCGACTATAGACGTAAGACCGAAGAATTAGCGATTGAGAAAAGAGAGCTAAAAGCTGAGGAGGAACGTCTGAATAAACAGTATTCAACTAAGATGGAAGATTTAAATTCTTTAGTCGCTACTTTGAATGCTGAAATTAACAATGATATGAATTCTAAAGAGTTAGATGCTCTTTGGGAGGAAGATCCAACTGAAGCTGCTAAAGTTGATCGTAGAATTCAGAAACGAAAAAATACGATACAACAAGCACAGCAAAAACTGAGAGATCATCAACAAGCTCAGTTTCAGGAAATATTGAGAGAAGAACAAAAAAAACTTCACTTGAAACATCCTGAGATCGCTGATCCTATCAAGGGTGCAACAGTGAAGTCGAATATTATGAACTACTTAAGTTCTAAGGGATTTTCAAATGAAGATGTCGCTAGAATTTATGACTCAAGATATTTCGATGTGATTATGGATGGTATGAACTATAATAAATCTAAGTCAGTTAAACCTGGTTTAGTTTCTAAAAAAGTTAAACCAACCAAGTTTGTTAAGTCAGGCATTAAAAGTACAAAAGAAGAATTAAACTCTAAAACTAGGTTGAATCAAATCAAGACGTTGAAGAAGTCTGGAAATCCAAAAGATGCAACAGACCTTCTACTTCGTTATTTATAAACAATAACCTACTAAGGAGATAAACAATGGCTGTATATCAAACATATCAAACAGTCGGCATAAGAGAAGACCTAGCGGACATTATTTACTCAATAAGTCCAACAGAAACTCCTTTTATGTCTGGTGTTGCTAAGACACAAGCAACAAACACATCACACCAATGGCAAACAGATGCTTTAGCTGACGTAGCTGCTAATGCTGCTGTTGAAGGTGCTGCAATATCGTACCCAACATTGAGTGCAACAACTAAACTAACTAACTACACTCAGATTTCTACAAAAGCTGTTCAAGTATCAGGTACAAATGATGCTGTAACATCTGCTGGTAGAAACAATGAGTTAGCTTACCAAGTAGCAAAATCAGCTAAAGAATTAAAAAGAGATATGGAAACTGCTCTTTTATCAAACGTAGCTGCTGCTGCAGGTAATGCTACAACTGCAAGAAAATTAGGTGGAGTTCAAACTTGGATTTCTTCTAACGTAGATGCAGGTTCAGGTGGATCAGGTGCTGGTGGCGGAGCTATCAGAACTGATGGAACTCAAAGAGCTTTTACTGAAGATCAGTTAAAAGGTGTATTGAGATCATGCTTCGATGCTGGTGGAAACCCTAACATGATTATGGTTGGTGCTTTCAACAAACAGAAGCTATCTGGATTTACTGGTGGTTCAACTAGATTTGACCAAGCAGAAGACAGAAGATTAGTTACTTCAATTGACGTATATGAGTCAGACTTTGGAACACTACAAGTTGCTCCAAACAGATTCATCAGAGGTGCTAATGCAACTGCTGCTAAAAAAGGTCAAGATGCTTTAGTATTAGAGATGGACTACTTCGCAGTAGCTTTCTTAAGAGACTTTGCTCTACAAACTCCAGCTCAGACTGCTGATGCAGATCAGAGATTTATGGTTGCTGAGTACACTCTTGAGTCAAGAAACGAAGCTGCAAGTGGTGCTGTTTACGATCTAACAACATCATAATAATTAATTTGGTGGGGGAGCAATCCCCCATCATACTAACAACAATTTTGTTTGGTCTTTGAAGATTTAAAGTCGGAACGAAGCAAATAAAAAGGATAAAAAAATGAGAACACTTAACGATTATTTTTTAACTGCTAAGATTACTAATATCTCTACTGCAGGTTCTACATTCGTAGCTGTACCTGATGGTGGAAAAATTATTAAAATCTTAACATCAATCAAAAATGCTATTACTACTGCTGATGCAGCTTTATCATTTGAAATTGGTGGCACTGCTGTAACAGGCGGTGGTATAACTATAACTCAATCAGGATCTGCTGCAGGTGATGTAGATACTGCTGAACCTACTGCTGCAAACACAGTTGTTGAGGGAGATGCTATCGAAATGATTACAGATGGCGGATCATCAACTGCTTGTGAATGTGTAGTAACATTTGTTATAAGAAGATAATAAACTAGGGGGGATCTTGTCTAGCCGATACTTCCCCCCACCAAAATTAGGAGATAAATATGAGTTTTAATTATGGATTAAGACCTACAACAGTACAGATGGTAACTTTATCAGGAAGCACATCTACACAATCATCAGCTTTTGGTTCACAATCAGAATATGTAAGAATTTGCTCAAACGCAGATGTTCATATTTTATTTGGTGCAAACCCAACAGCTACAGCTAATAGTATCTTTATACCTGCTGACGAACCTGAAATTTTTAAAATTTCTCCAGGTGAGAAAGTAGCAATCATTGGTGCTAGTGGTAATGATATTTCTGTTGTTGAAATGAGTGCTTAGTGGCTAAACAAAAGTTCGTTCATTTTGTTCCAAGACCAAAGCCTAGAAAAAGACCTGGTAAACATAAAAAGTCTCAGAACAAAAATGAGAAAAGACAAAAGAAGCAAAAACGATACAAAGGTCAAGGTAGATGAAAAAAGACGTAACAGTTGATGGCTTACAGAAAACTACATATCTAAAAGATGATATGGATGGTAAAATTGCCATTAAAGAACAAGTTGATATTACCTCACATCTAAAGCACAATAAAATATTAACTAACTTGAATGATGGATATTCAAAGTCAAGAGATTTAAAAAGAGTTGCTAGTATTCCAACTTTAGCTTTGCAAGTCTGGGCTAATGAGTATAATGGTAGTCGTAATTGGTTTGGACTACCTAAAGACGTTCAAAAGAAAATATTGAAAAAGAAACTAAACTCAAATGAGTTTCAATATTTTAAAACAGCAGAAGGTAATTTATAATGGCATTAAATACATATTCAGCATTAAAGACATCAATAGCAAACTGGCTAAATAGATCAGATTTAACATCAGAAATTTCAGAAGATTTTATAGTTTTAACTGAGAAAGATTTTAACTCAAAACTTAGAATAAGAAAAATGATTTCTTCTAATAGTTCTTTTACAATTGATTCTGAAGAAGAAGATTTACCAACTGGTTTTTTACAAGTAAGAGATTTTTTTATTGTTCAAGGTGGCACTAAATACGCACTACAATATGTTACTCCATCACAAATGGATCAAATCAAAGGTAGCTCAACTTCAGGTCAACCTAGCACTTACACTATACTAGGAGATAAATTTAGATTTGCTCCAACACCTGCTAGTTCATATACTGCTACACTAAATTTTTACAAAGAGTTTGATCCTTTGTCAGACTCAAATACTACAAATTATATTTTAGCAAATCACCCTGCTATTTATTTATATGGTTCGTTATATCATGCTGCTAATTTTTTAGGTGGTGTTGAACCTGCAAGACTTCAACAATGGCAAGGTATGTACACAACTGCTCTTGAAAGACTTGAAAGAAACGACAGAGAAGACCAATATGGTAATGCACCATTACAACAAAGAGGTGATGTAACTGTTTCTGGTTCTTTCAATGAAAGATCATTTGCAGTAACAAATAATAACCAATAGGAGATTTATGACTAACTTTGACAAACTTTTAAAACAAATGGGTGCAAAAAGAGTTAATTGGAAATCAAGAGTAAAACCTAAACCTTTTAAACCTGTTCCATATTTTGAAGAAGCATACAAAAGAGTATTAAATAGGAAAAAATAATGCAAATACCTTTTGGAGAATGGCTACCAGATCAACCTGAGTATTTAAATCCAGGTGCAAACACTGCTAACAATGTTTACTTTGCAGCTCAGTCTTACAAAAGATTTCCTTCATTAGTTGCTTACTCATCAAACAACATGGGTAAAGATAGTAGAGGTGCAGGTTCTTTCAGAGATAATTCAAATACAGTATTTAATTTTGTTGCAACAAACACAGACATCTATCAATTAGATGGTGGAACTTTTACATCAAGAAAAGGATCACTTACAGGAACAAACACAGACTTTTGGACATTCACACAATTTGGAAACTATGTAATTGCTAGTAATGGTGTTGATGCTCCACAATATTATTTAATGGGTACTTCAACAAACTTTGCAAACTTATCTGCGATTGCAACAAGTGGTACAGTACCAGTGTTTAGAGTTTCAGGTGTGGTTAGAGATTTTTTAGTTACAGGTAATCATTCAACAGCTTCTAATAAAATTCAATGGTCAGGTATTAATGATATTACTACTTGGGCAGCAGGAACTAAACAATCAGATAGCCAAGAGTTACCAGGTTCAGGTGGTGAAATAGTACACATCACATCAGGTGAGATTGCGTATGTATTTAGACAAAACCAAATCATTCGTATGGACTATGTGGGTGGTGCAACAGTATTTAGACTTTCAGTAATCTCTCCAAATAGAGGTGCAGTATATGGAAGAACAGTTTGCCAAGATAACAGAAGGGTATTCTTTTATGCTGATGATGGTTT